AGTATTTATTTTCAAAATAACTTGTTTCAATCACATCTATAATAGACCTTGAGAAATCTTTGTCGATAATGATTTGGTTTAATAATTGTATCTGAAAGGTACTACCTAGATACTCGAAATTTTTGTTTGACGCCATATATTTTTTCTTTTAGTGTAATAATAAATACTACACACTTAGGGTAACATCTAGATATTTTTTTGTTAAATTTTTAGATGAAAAGATGTCAGTCAACTCCATCAATAAGTTTTTTAGGTGTGGGCGTACATCCACAGTATATCTTATCTTTGGTGGGTATACTTTAGCATCCACCTGTCTATGACAAATTGTCATATCATTTTGTTTAATAAAGATGTTAAAGTACTCAGGACCATCCGTATAAGACGTTTCCAAAATAGCCGGATTGTTAATAATTTCGTACATATTGTCCGTCATATACGTCACGGTTTTCAATGATAATTGTGTGTGAATATCGTCTCTAAATTCACGAAGTAATTCATAAAGTTCTAATGAGTTTTTTGCCTCACTGTTAAACTCTCTCACGTTAAAAAATCTCTGTACAATGATGTTATCATTTACCATCATTAAGAATTCTAATTTTACCGATTCTTGGTCTTTCATAGTTTTAATTAATTGTTGTTATAATTTCTTTTTTCTTTTCTTGTTAGTTTCATAAAGGGTCTAACAAAATTTACCCACGCATCATCCCCCTTTGGTAGATATTTAAAAAAACCGTCTTCCATCATCATCTTTATAAGATTCCTATGTCCCCGACCATCCGGGTCTAGCGTTTCTCTATAATATAACTCTACAAGTTCTTTAGCATCATCAGTAATTAACGGATTTGATAGATTTATTATTTTCTCATTAATAGTGAAAAATTCCTCCCCATATATACCGGTTTTTGTTTTACCCGATAATAAGTTCTGTAGTGTTTTATTGTTTTTGTTCTCCTTTAGTAAGTTTTCAGTTTTTTCTAAAATATCGGTAATTGAAACCGGTTTTTCAAGTAGTTCAGGAAAAAATTTGATGAGAGTTTTTTCACCTAACCCTGAAATACCATCAATGTTATCAGATTTATCTCCCGATAAAATTTTATAAGTTTTAATATTTTGATGAGGAAATTCGTAAATTTCACATTTGATTTTACTACCAAGAGTATACGTCTCTTTAGTTCTTGGATAATATACCGACACCTTATCGGAAATAAGTTGAGTAAGGTCTTTGTCCCCCGAATAGATGGTTTTTTGTTCGTTCTCAGAGATTTGGCAATAATAAGCAATCAAATCATCCGCTTCATTATTATCTACGTTGATTTGTCTTATATAACAATCCTCCAAGTATTGTTTGATTCTCTCTTTCTGCTCAGTGAAAGAATCTAACTTATACTCGTTGTCTCTGTCTCTACGTTGTTCTTTATATTGGGGATAAATAAGTTTGCGGGCAGAAGAGTTATCATCACCATCCCACATAACAACAACCTTATCAAAGTTTTGTTCGTCTATGAATCGTCTAATGGTGTTCACAAAGTGCCATAAGGCACCTATGTGTTTCCCATTATGATAATAATCTTTTACTCCGTGAAATCCAATTTTTACTAAATTGTTTCCGTCAACCAAAAGTGTTTTAGTCACTTATTTTTTTGTATTCGTTACTATAATATTTTGTTACTCTTTTTCAAATTATCCTCAGCCCATAATGGTTGAAGATTTTCATAATGACACAACTTATAAAGTTCGTCTTCTGTTTTTGCCGATGATAATGGAATGATGTGGTCAATATGCCACTCACTCCTGTTATCCCAACTCATACCATCAGTAAATTGGGTTTCTAAATGTTCTTTTAAAAATTCCGGAGAACACCCTACAATATCAAAAGTATGTTTTGACCTGTATTTTAAATATCGGTTAACCGAATTTCTCATATTAGAAATAATCTTGAACAAGATATCTTCTTTTTTTCTTTTTTTCTGGTAGTTGTTAGAATATTCTTTATTATCACGAGACCATTTTAATTTTCTTTCTTTTTCTTTTTCATAATTAACAATATAATATTTTTCAAAGTATTTTTTATAATATTCTTGGTTTTCTTCATTCCATTTAGTATTATATTCTTTAATTTTTTCCTTATTTTCTAATCTATATTTTTTAGAATCAATTGTTTGACATTCTCGACAATAACTTCTAACACCACATTTAACTTTAGACATCTTATTAAAATCTGTCAGTTTTTTTTCAATACCGCATTTACTACAAACTTTCATTTCCATTTTTAATATATTCTTTTAATAATTTATTAACTAGAGAAGATAAGTTATAGATTTATCTTTAAAATATTGTGGTAATTCAGGGTCAATAGATACCGCCAATTTTATTTTCTTTTTTTCTTCCTCAACTTTTCGTCTTCCCATATTAATAAATATCATCAAATAATTAAAAAGTATAATTATTTATATTTTTTTTAATTTTCTTCTTTTTCTTCTTTCAAATCAAAATCACCCTCCATACCAATAATATCTTTCCAATATTCAGCGTATTCTTTTTTATATTTTTCAATATTGGTTTTTTCCTCCGCAGTATCTTTACCGGCAATAAATCCGTGTGGTGTCACAATTATTTTACCATCGTCATAACCAAGACCATTGATGTGGTTTTTCATAACCGAAACTTTTGTTCTTGCAGCAAATTTAATTGTTCTTTTATCTTTTGTTGCAGTAATTTTAGTAGTACCAGCGTCTTTTTGATTTCCAAATAAAAACACTAATGAAGAGTTTAACCAAATCGCTTCACCACCCTTACTTTTAATTTTAGGTTGTCCAAAAGGATTATCCGGAAGTTGTACCCAAGGTTGATTCACAATAACTAAAGTATTTTCATATTTAGAATCCGATTTACGTGAACCCGATATTCTTTGATTAATACCCATACCAATTTTATCCGCTAATGTAGAGGCATTATGTTGTTTGCCGCCCTTGCCTTCATATGTCATTTTACAAGGAACTGAACCAACAGAATCCCACATAAAACACAAACTATAATCTAATTCACCCTTTTCTTGAGCGTCAAGTAATGAATTAATATAATCGGTTATTTGTTCAATATAATTAAAATTGTTATTAAAAATATAAAACCCATCCCAATCTAATTCACCTGTTTCTTCATCAACAACTTCTTCACAGTCAAAACCCATTAATTTAGCGTGTTCGAACGACCATTTCTGTTCTGTAATAATAAAAACCGGTAAAATACCTTTTTTTTGAGCATCAACAGCTGTTTTAACTAAAGCCGTTGTTTTTCCGGTATCTGAATGACCCAAGAACATATTTATATGTCCTATAGCCGGACCAGGTAATCCCACCGCATCCAAGAAGTCAGGACCTAAATCAAAAAAACTTTGTGGTTTGTATTTTGCTGATGTTGAGAATTTGTCCTTAATGGACTTAAAATCGTGTTTTTTAATTGCCATATGTCTAATTAATTTATTTTTTTAGTTTGTTTAGACAAGTTGGACACCGAGTAATCTCAGTGCCCAAGTTATATGTCTAAGTTTTGTTTGATTAGAATGGCATATCATCATCACCTTCAGCATCTGCTTGTGGGTCAACCGGAGCAGATGGTTTAGAACCACCAAAAGACATTTCATCTTCGTCAGAGTTACCATAATCATAACCACCTTTATCTGAGTTCCATTTTGGAGTTTCTCCTCTTGCAATAGCCTCTAAGTATTCAACAGGTTTTTTAGAATAAACATCTTCCCAAGTTAACTCATCGTTAATCCAAGATTCCGCAATTTCTTTGTTTTCGTGAACCGGAGCAGCATCATCATACATAACTGTCTGAATTACCGTGTAGTAAGCTCCTTTTGGAGTTTTTGCCTTAGTTAATTCTAAGATAATGTCTCTACCTTTTTCAGGGTCTGCAATATCACCTTTGTTTCTGTAGATTGGAATAATTTTGTCATATATTCCTTCATTTTTGTAGTTAGACTTAAATCTCCAAAATTTAACACCATCTTCTTCATTATCTCTATCGATAACTTTAACAATGTAAAATTTACGTGATAAGTAATTTGATGCTAATTTTTTATCAGCCTCTTTACCTGTTGAACGTAATTCTTCGTAAACCTCTGTTAAAGGTGAACGTTCACTGTCGTTTTTTCCCGGGTCATAAAATTTTTGGAATTTTCCGTCTACTTGAATCTCGTGGTACCAAACTTCTTTAAATGGTGAAGAACCATCTTTTGTTGGTAAGATTCTTAATCGTTTTTGTCCTTGAGTTTCCTTATCAGTAAGGATTGCTGCAAAGTATTTTTTCATTCTTTCTTCTTGTGTGAATTTTGAGGTAGAAGAAGTACTACCTTGTTTTGCTTTCTCGTATTGAGCCAAAACTGCGTCTAATGAATTTGTCGCCATAGTGTTTAAATTA